TATCAGGCGTAATGCTTGCGGGCTTCTTGCCACACGAAGAATGGGTCGTTGGTTGGGCTGCGATCTTGGCGATGATCGTCACAGCAATCGCAAGTGCACGAGACGAAACGTGGACTCGAGGCCTAGACTGGCTATTCAAGCCATAAAAAAAGGTCACCTGAAAAGGCGACCAAAAATCAAATATATCACAAATCAATTATATCACGAGGTGAACAAGATGAACAAGGAACAAAAAAGACAAGCAGAGCTCATCAAAGAGATGATAAGGACTTTTAAAGTTGATCTAGCAACTAACATTCAAGAAAAGGTGGTGACACGCGATGCCGACTAAAATCAACAGACTCGAAATCGAAAATGTCAAACGAGTCAAAGCTGCAGTCATTGAGCCAAATCAAAACGGTTTGACGATCATTGGCGGAAACAATAACCAAGGCAAGACAAGTGTGCTAGATGCGATCGCATGGGCTCTAGGCGGCAACAAGCATAAACCATCTAAACCGGAACGTGAAGGATCTGTTACGCCACCAAGCTTGCACATCACGATGAACAATGGCCTTATCGTTGAACGCAAGGGTAAGAACTCAAGCTTGAAGGTAATTGACCCAAACGGACAAAAAGGTGGCCAGCAGTTGCTTAATAGCTTTGTAGAAGAGCTTGCTATAGACTTGCCAAAATTTATGGAGTCAACAGCTAAGGAAAAAGCTACGATCTTACTGCAGATCATCGGAGTCGGTCCACAGTTGATTGAATTGGATAACCAAGAAGCTACTCTATATAACGATCGTCGAATGGTCGGACAAATTGCAGATCAAAAAGCGAAGTACGCTAAAGAGCAACCACACTATCCAGAAGCACCAAAAGAACTGGTATCTGTAACTGAACTCATTGAGCAACAACAAGCGATCCTTGCTAAAAACGGTGAGAATCAGCGCGAACGAGAAAACTTAACGCTTATCAAAAATCAATACGACCAAGAAGAAGCTGAGTTAGCGCGTTTACGGCAACAACTTGCAGAATACGAGTCTCGACATCAACAAACAGCACAAAACTTAGAGATCGCTCAAAAGTCAGCGCTTGACTTACAAGATGAGTCGACTGAAGAGCTTCAAAAGAATATTGCTGATATCGATGAGATCAATCGAAAAGTCCGGGCTAATTCTGATAAAGAAAAAGCGGAGATGGACGCTGCAGAGTACAAAGAAAAATACGAAGAGCTTACTGTCAAGATCGATAACATTCGTGAACAACGAACAGCATTGTTAGATCAAGCGCCGTTACCATTGCCAGGTTTATCGGTTCAAGAAGGTGAATTGATCTACAATGGCCAAAAATGGGATAACATGTCTGGCTCTGATCAGTTGAAAGTTTCGACTGCGATCGTTCGGAAGCTTAAACCGGAATGTGGGTTTGTCCTTTTGGATAAATTGGAACAGATGGACATGGCCACACTACAAGAATTTGGTGTGTGGCTTGAACAAGAAGGTCTACAAGCGATCGCTACTAGAGTTTCAGTTGGTGATGAGTGCGAGATCATCATTGAAGATGGCTATGCAGTCAAAAACGAAACTTTAAATAAACCAACTACACCGCCAGTAAATGACTGGTCGACGAAAGGAGCGTTTTAAATGAATTTTACAGTTACAAGTACACGACAAACAAAAGCTTTAAAAGTAGTCGTATATGGTCCGGAAGGAATTGGAAAGACAACATTTGCTAATAACTTTCCACAACCTATCTACATTGATACTGAAGGTTCAACAAATTTTATTGATAGCCAAAAGTTACCTGATCCAACTAGTTGGACAATGCTACTTGAAGAACTTGAGTATTTAAAAAGTACTTCAGGTATTGCTAGAACGATTGTGATCGACACGATGGATTGGGCTGAAAATTTAGCAAAACAACATTTAATGGCAAAAAATAACTGGGATGCGATTGATGCTTCTAGTTATGGTACGCGCTATGTTGCTTTAGCCGATGAGATTGGGAAGCTTTTAAACAAACTAAGTGAACTGGTTGAGTTAAATTACAACGTTGTTCTTTTAGCTCATTCAGAAACTAAGAAGCATGAATTACCTGATGAATTAGGAGCGTTTGATCGTTATGTACTGAAGTTAGAACGACGTGACGCCTCACTGGTAAAAGAGTGGGCGGATATGATCTTGTTTGCCAATTTCAAGACGACTGTCATTACAGATAGTAAGACTAATAGTAAAAAAGCGACTGGTGGCCAACGTGTAATGTATACGACACATAAACCGACCTGGGATGCGAAAAATCGCTTGGGACTTGCTGATGAGCTTCCATTTGATTATGAACAGATCAGAGTTCAACTTGAACAAGCGATGCCACAAGCTGAACCAGTACAACAACCGGTCCAAGCAGCAGTTCAACCTGCACCATCACAAATTCAACCGCAACAGGCACCACCGGTTCAACAAGAGCAAGTACCATTACCGGAAGAACCACCGCAACAACAAGAGGTGCAACAAGCACCACCAGAAAATTTACCGATGCCAGAACAAACGGAAACGATCCCAAGTGTCATTCCAAAGCCAGTAGCAGACTTGATGAGAGCAGATGGTCTTACACCAGGTGACTTGATGACTATGATCTCTAATGCTGGTTTTATGCCAAAAAGAACGCCGTTAGAAAATGTCCCCGAAGATTTATGGAGACATCTAGAATCTGGCTGGAGTACAGCAAAAGAATATTTACACAAAGTATATGAACCAGAGCAATAGGAGGACAAAAGATGAATACAGCAGAAAATGAATTTTTAACATGGGATGGCGGCTTTGTTGCAGAAGAAAGTGAGTTTGTCGTTCTTGATCCAGGTGTTTGCAAATTTACGGTCAGAGGCTTTGAACGCAAGATCTATGATGGTAAGTCAGACAAAATTCCTAACGGTACACCTTACGCTGAGATCGAAATGGAATTTGTTGGGACTAAAGGTAAGACAACAGTAAAAGAACGCTTGTATCTGCTAAAACGTATGCAGTGGAAATTGACAGAGTTCTTTGCTGCAATTGGTCAAAATCCAACGATCGGCCAAGCTTTTATGCCAAATTGGAATGCAGTTATCGGCAGTTCGGGATATGCAGAGTTAGAAGTAAATCATTACAAAGATAATAATGGCAACGATCGTTCGAATAACAGACCTAATAAGTTCCTCAAACCGAACGCACCAGAAATCGCTAGTGCACAACAACCTGCGCCGGTACAAACAACGGTACAACCGCAACCACAACCACAGCCAGTACAACAAGCACCAGTGACACCGCAACAAACAACTCAACCGGTACAGCCTGCACCGGCACAACAAACACAACAAACACAGCAAGTTCCTCAAACCCAACAGACGCAACAATCCCAAACACAAGAAAGAAGAACGACTGAAGAGGACAACTCACCTGAAAAAACAAAAGAACCAAGTACGACGGAAGAACAATCTACTGAAGAAAAAACAACAGAAGAACGATCAACAGAAGAGAAAACAAATGAACCGTCAACAGAAGAGAAAACAACAGAAGAACGAACATCTGAGCCATCAACAGAGGAACAAACCTCTCAACCGTCAACAGAAGAAAAAACAAGCGAACCTTCTACACAACAACGAAGTGCTCAAGAAAATACAGAACAACGCTCTACCCAAAATAATAATTCAAATTCAGAAGATAGTTCACAATCATCAGAGGATGATTAAAATTGAAGCATGTTACTTTGAAAGAAGTGCTTTATATTTTTATTCCAGTCCACTACTGTTAATACAATATTCAAGGCTGAAACATAATGATGTTTCAGCCTTTTTTATGGGACTTGGGTAATAAATGCAAAGCACCAACACCTCTCAAATGATTGAGTTAGCAGTATTTATGCACGCAGTTGGTTGATGTAATCAGTTCATATTTTAGAAATGAAAACGTATTGAATTTATATGTACAACTTCATGTTTTAGAATAATAAACTAACTAAATATGAAATTAATGAAAATAAAAGTATGAGTGAAACACAACCCCCAAGGCAACCAAATGGTCCTAGGTGACAGCCTACTTGTCTATTATAGTTAAATGATTGATAACGATTTTTATGGGATGGGTTTTTGTTTTGTTTAAAATAGTCGTCATCTTTATAGCGCTTATCGTCTGGATCTATCACTTCCGGATGTTTATCATTAGCCACGTGCATCCCTCCCTTCTAAAATATGAACTATTTTTATATTTATTTTAATCGTATTAAGGTACTGATTCAATGAAACCCACATCGTAAATGAAATTACTTAATCTGATAGCTTTTATATTATATTTAAAATAATAATGAGAAAATGATTAATGAAAACCTTAAAGGGTAATTTATAGTATATAAAGAGAAATAAGACAACTTAGATTAGCTTCTATTAATGGATAAGTATTTCTCTTGCTTTTTTAAATATATAGTAGTATTATTGCAAATATAAGAGGTTATATTTTTTTGTCCCACCAGGGACGTAAAAAGTCAATCTATGGTTAGAACCTGACCCTTGAATATAGAAACGGAGGAGGATAGTAGTGAAAGACTTGATAAAGATTCAACAAAAATTAGTGCCAGAACTTGTTGAAAAAATGTATCGTCGTTTTTCGATTCTCACTACTATTGCTCAATATCAACCCGTAGGTAGACGTAGTTTAAGCGAATATATGAATTTAACTGAGAGGGTACTTCGTTCTGAGACTGA